CCGTCAGTGCGCCAGTCGCCACTGCCGGAGCCTTCATAAGCAATATCAATGGCCACGGATTCGGTCGGGTTAAACTGCACGCCAGCTCCCCACGCCAGAGAGGTGTCGCTGTGGCGACCGTCATCACTTCCGGTCAGCACATCGTGCGTTTTCCCCTTGTTGTCAGTTACGCGAAGATAATCCCCGGAGAAAGTCGACACACGGCTGTAAGCCACACCCGCCATCGCATACGCGCTGAACCATTCATTCACGCGCACAGACGGCCCCGCCATTACGCTGAACCAGCGGTTACGCACGGAATCTTCATGCCAGCGGGTATCGCTGTAACGGGTAAGCTGGCGATTCTTGTCTCCTGCATAGCTGAATGACGTCACCAGCCCCAGCGTGTCCGTAAATTCATAACGGTATTTCACGTTAATGCCCTTCAGGTCATCGCTGCCTGGCATATCAGTATGGGTCTGAAGATACCCGGCGCTTAGTGTGGACTGATGCTCTGCTGCGCTCGCTGGCGTACCAGCGGCAACCAGCCAGACTACTGCGGACAGAATAACAGCACATAATTTACGCATAATTACCTCTCGCTTTTCTGCAATAAAAAAGGCGCCATTTCTGGCGCCCGTATATGGGTTATAAAATTCAGCTGATACTGATGCCTGCGGTGGCTTTCTTCATCACCACAACCAGCAAATCGCTGATACTTGCTGTGGGATACCAGTCATTTACCAGCCATGCTGACACCGAAAACTCCAGCGTCATGTGACCGTGACCGGCAGGCATATCAATAACGCCACTGTAAATCAGCGTATTATCCAGCGCGGTACGGTTATAAATTTCAGCACCGTTTTTCCGCACTATCAGACGGCATGAGGAGTAAATATCAGTATGCTCTCTCTCATGTTTAGCGCCGCTGAATGCCACCGCCGGAATAACAATCTGCCGGTCAAACGGCTGATCGTCATAAACCCTGACGGTAATGGTCCCTGATGGCCACCGTTCCGGTGCACGGGAGTCCCGGGGGAAAGCTTTGCCCACTGTTTTAACGAGATCGCCTTCAATCTGGTTCGCGGACAGTTTTCCCAGAACCCGACAGTTCTCGTTAATCGTGACATTGTTGAGCGTCCCGGCGTTCGCATTCACACTGCCACTGATATCCGCATTTTTAGCGGTCAGCTTTCCGTCCGGTGTCAGGGAAAATGCCGGTGGATTTCCACCGCTGGTAATGGTGGGGGCCGTCAGGCGTTTCAGGAACACGTCGTTCATGAATATCTGATCGCCCTGACCAACAAACATCGGTTTTGTGTTGCCATTCGCAGGATTAACCATCGCAATCCTGTCCGCCGCCAGCAGCACCTGACTCTGCATGCCGTCAGAGGTGTTCTCAATACCGGCACCAATACCCGCGATATAAAGGCGTCCGTCCTGCATCTGCTGCAGCTTCACAGCCCACATGCTGTTCAGGTTATTATTTGTATCAACCTGAACCTTCTGTATCTGCTGAATTGCCGCACTCTGGTCTTCCAGTTTCTTATTGACGGTCTGCGTGATTTCATTGCTGACATCCGTAATGGACGTCCTGATTTCAGCCAGGTCAGGCGCAAGCTGACCGTTATCAATCTGCGTCCACAACTCCTGAGCCAGATGGGTTTTCCCTATCTCGCCTTTGAAAAAATCCAGATAGCCGGATGCATCATCGCTCGCCCGACCGACGGCCTCCACAAATGCCGATTTACCAACGGTGTTCACGCTGCGGATATAAAAGTAATAATCATAACCCGGCTTAATATTGCTACTGGCGGCTATCCAGTATAGCGCCGTACCAAGATAACGCGCGCTGGTTTCAACCTGCCTGATATCGGTAATCCGCTTTTCCGAGAACCAGAACTCAAACTGCACCGTCGGGTCATATACAGCCAGTTTCGGGACCGCTGTTATCTGAAAATACCCTGGTATCAGTTCAATAGTGACAGGCGCTGCCGGTGCCGCAATCCGGAACGATACCGATGCCGGATCGCCCTGCTGCCCCCACGCATTTACCGCCCGGACTGTCAGCGTGTAACGCCCCAGCGCCAGTTGCGTGAAGCGGTATGTGGTTTCCGTCGTCCGGGCCGTGCTGACCAGCCGCTCACTGCCGTCGTCCGCTGTTACGGTCAGACGGAGCAGGAAGCTCACGCCCTTCACCACCTTCGGTGTGTCCCATCGCGCCAGCACCTGATACTCCCCGCTGTCTGCGGTGACTTCGGCAGTCAGGTGCTGCACCGCTGGCGGCGTGACACCATTCACCGTGCCGCTCTGGTCGCCGTCAAAGTGCGCCCCGTTATCCACGATGGCCTCTTTTTCCGGGACATGCTGCACGGCTGTGACAGCGTACGTGCCGTCGTCGTTCTCACGGACACTCACGCAGCGGAACAGGCGCTGGCGCAACGTCGGCAGCTTCAGCCCCCATACGCTGTATTCAGCAACGCCGTCAGGAACACGGCTCACTTTCACCTTCACGCCGTCGGTGACGGACTGAACCTCCACGCTGACCGGACTCCCCTGCCCGTCAACCAGGCTTATCAGCGTGGTGCCGGAAGATGGCAGCGTGATTTCACGGTCGAGCGTCAGCGTCCGGGTCTGGCTGTTCACCGCCAGCACGCGGCCACCGATGCTGATACCCGCATAGTCATCATCACAGATTTCAATAACATCGCCCGGTACATGGCGAAGCCCTTCTGCGCCCACACTGAAGTCCACGGTCTGCGTCTCCAGCAGCTCCGTTTTTATCAGCCACAGCCCGGCACGGTGCGCCTGCCCCCGGCTGGTACAGCCAAAGGCATCCATCTTCGTGACGTTACGACCGTAACGGGCAATGGCCTGCGTGTCTTCCACAAGCTCTGTCGCCGTTTCCCAGCCGTTATCCGGGTCAGTCCAGTTCACCTCAACGGCATTATGGCGGTCCTTCAGGGCGCTGAAGCTGTAGCGGAACGGCGCGCCATCATCCGGCATCACCACATTACTGCGGTTATAGGTCCACACCTTATCCGACGGCCGGTCCTGCACGAACGTCAGCGTCTGCCCGTTCCATACCGGCATACAGCGCATCGCCGAGCAGAAATCACTGAGCACATCCCATGCCTTGCGCTGCGTGGTCAGGTACGCATTACAGGCGATGCGCGGCTCCGTGCCGCCAAAGCCGTCCGGCACCAACTGGTCGCAGTACTGGCCGATGACATACAGCGCCCATTTATCCACATCCGCCGCACCAAGACGTTTCCCCATGCCGTAGCGCGGGTGGGTCAGCATATCCCACAGACACCAGGCCATGTTGTTGCTGTATGCCGGTTTAAACGTTCCGTCCCAGATACCGCTGTATTGCCGCGTCTGCGGGTTATAATTCGACGGCACCTGCAGAATACGCCCGCGCAGATGATAATTACGGCTCACCTGCTGGCTGCCGAACTGCTCCGAATCCACCTGCACGCCGACCAGTGCCGTGTTCGGGTAGCACTGTTTCACATCGATGATTTCGGTGTATGACGACCAGAGCGTTTTGTTCTGCAGCTGGTCTGTGGTACTGTCCGGCGTCATCCTGCGTATCCTGATATTGAACGGGCGCGGCGGCAGGTTATCCACCACCACCGAGGCCAGATACTGTGAAGTGGTTTTACCCTTAATGGTGATGTCTTTTTCCGTCACCCAGCCACCGTTACGCTGTATCTGAACCAGCAGGCGGACTTCCGATGGATTCCTGTCCCCCTTTGAGGTGGTTTCCACCAGTGCCTGCACACCGAAGGTAAAGCGCAGACGGTCGATGTTTGCCGACGTGATGGTGCGGGTGATCGGCGTGTCATATTTCACTTCCGTACCCAGCACCGTCTCGGAACCGGAGGATTCAAACCCCTCCGGCGGAGTCTGCTCCTGCTCACCTGCCCGGAACACCACCGTGACGCCGGATATATTGGTATTCCCCTCACTGTCCAGCACCGGCGTACTGTTCAGCAGCACGCTTTTTAATCCATCCACCGGACCTTCAATCGGCCCTTCACTGATGGCATCAATCACACTCAGCAACTGCGTGGATTTCAGGTTGTCCTTCGCTTCGCGCGGGGTATGCCCCTTACTGCTGCCTTTACCCATTCCTCACACTCCATAAACAACAAAGCCGCCCAAAAGGCGGCTCATGAGTTACGGCAGGATTAACTATTATTTACATGCATTAACACTATCAGCAAAAATTTTTGGCGTTAATGCTGGTACGCGTTCATAAAGAGTAAAACTACTGCCATTTCCTGCTTTTTTGATATCAAGCACAACATCATACCCCCCCATAGCCTGTGGAACTAAAAGGCTTACCCCATTCTCAATAGGAATGGATGTTATAGGTGTTCCATTACCAGCCCATTGTCTAGATATGCAGCCTGACAATTCATCAATATTTTTTAATGAATTACCTTCCATTACAGGCTTGCCGGATTTTACGTAATCCAAAGATTTACATCCTGTTAAGGCAATAATCGTGCAGAATAAAATCGTTTTGTTCATATAGCTAACCAACAGAATAATTATCAGTGTTCGATATAAATATTAAATCAGTTAGAACATGAGTAAATAATATTACCGCCCAATTACCACAACCTGACCACCATCCCCTTCATCTGCCGTGCTGATCTCCTGAGATGCCACACGTGACCCCACGCGCATTTCACCGTACAGAACAGGCAGGACATTGCCCTGGGCAACCATGTTATCCAATGAGGAAAAATAGGTATTTTGCTTACCGTTATCAGTGGCTGACACTTTAGGCGTTTTGGCTTTCGGTGCCAGCATCTGCGCAACACCGCCTAAAACCATACCTGCCCCAAGAGAGAACATGAGATTACTTGCAACAATACTAAGCCCCGGCATCCAGATTGCCGTAGCAATTAGCGCCGCACCCAGCACTGCCTGAAAAATACCGCCACTTTTGGCACCCGCCAGACGCGGTACGATGTGGATCACGGCACCATTTGCCAGCGGCTCATTAAGACGGGCAGATAATTCGTTTTCGCCTGCATCACGCCCGGAAATGCGCACCTGATACCAGCCCTCATTCAGTTTCTGGCGAAACGCCGGAAGCTGCGTGGCCAGCGCCCGGATGGCTTCAGCCCCCGTTTTCACACGAAGGTCGATGCGGCGACCAAATCGTTGTAAATCCCCGTAAAGGCAGATGCGTGCCATGCCCGGTGACGCCAGAGGGAGTGTGTGCGTCGCTGCCATTTGTCGGTATACCTCTCTCGTTTGCTCAGTTGTTCAGGAATATGGTGCAGCAGCTCGCCGTCACCACAGTAAATGGCGGCATGATTCGGCACCGACGAACCAAAACAGCACAGCAGCACATCGCCCGGCTGCGCCGCTGACAACGGCACCTGATACAGCCCTGTGGCCTCCAGATTATCCAGATAGAGATTCTGACCGTTACGCCACCAGTCATCCTCGCGATGAAAATCCGGCATCTCAATCCCCGCCAGATGGTAAGCATCCCGGAACAGCGTGTAACAATCCGTCACCCCGTGCTCAAAGCGCCGCCCAGAAAGATGTGGCACACAGCGGAACTTGTAAATCGCCCCCCGGCAGACCAGCCACCACGGCAAATCACTCTGCACCTGCAGCCGCCGATCGGCCTCACTCAGCCAGGGCAGACCACCGGGGTGACTGTGGACCAGCGCCACAATCTCCCCCTGCATTTCTGCCTGCAGCCAGTCCTCCGGCGACATCCGGAAATACTCCTCCGGCTCACCGGAGATATTCACGCAGGGAAAATATCTTTCCCCCTCCGGCGTTCTCACCACGAAGCCGCACGACTCCGCTGGCGCACATCGCCGGGCGTGCGCCAGAATCGCTGATTCTGTCTCTGTCATGGGATTACTGCGAAAGTTTGTTAATGGAAAGGAAGCCGCCAAAGTTGCCGACATTATTGCGAAACTTACAGCCACTCAGGCATTTACTGCATTTATCTTTCGTGATATCGGACGTCGGCTGGTCATATTCATCCGCGACAGCCGGACCGCTATAACCGCACTCATCACCGCGATAGGTCCAGGTACAGGTGTTGGCCAGCATGATGCGCCCCGGAAAAACAGCGCCATCCGTTTCCGTCGGCGTGGACAGTACAAAAGAGGCGCTCACCGCGCTCAGTTCGCTGCACTGCTCGATGCGCCAGCAGCTGATCACCTCCTGCTCCGGATCGGCATCGCTATTTCCGTTGACGAAGTTCACCGCATCCAGAAAACGGGCGTAAACCTTACGCCTGACCACCGTTCCTCCGACCAGACTCTGCAGGTCTTCCGCCATCCCGGTGACCATGCCGTGCAGATTAGAGACTTTCAGCGTTGGCCTTGCACTGGCTCCTTTGCCGTTCATCTCAAATCCACTTCCCTGAATGGGATAGGCCTGATACTGCCGCCCCTGCCAGGTGACTGGTTCACCTTTTTCGTTCTGCTCATTACAGAAGAAATAACGATCTCCGCCGACCTCTGTCAGATCGATTTCCCAGAGCACCACGCTGGCAGACTGCTCCGCACGGGTGCATTCATTCAGTGTTTCCTGTCGGATATTCTGCATCAGTTCACCACCTGTTCAAACTCTGCGCTGAACTCAACACGCAACATACTGACCCGCGACGACCATTTTGCGCAGGTCACCTTTATCTGCCGGTAGCCATAAGGCGGCGTCCACAGAAAGGCCTTCCAGCCCCCGTGCTCAGCCAGAAACGATTCCAGTGCCGTGGCCTCCTCGCGGGGAACAGAAAGCGTCACGCTGTACGTTTTCAGGTCAGCGTTCAGCCCGGCAGGCGCACGCTGAGAATAGCCATCACCAAAGCGCACCTTTATTACGGAAGGGGCCGAAGCCACATCCATACCGGGTTTCACTTTCCAGCGGAAGGTTTTCATCGTCCACCTCCGGAGAACAGACCACCATCACGGGACTGCTGTTGCATAAAGTCCGCTGCTGCTTTTTTCCCGAGGTCATAAACCACCTTCAGGGCAGCCGGACCTATCTGCCCGTTCGTGCCATCGTTATTGATCTCGATGTTGTACTGCGGGGCAAACATCGCCATACCTGAACCACCAATATCCGCCACAACCCCCAGCTTACCGTCAGCACCACGACGCAGAGGCAGAATGGCTTCAGGCCCAGCTTCCCCCATCACACCTGCACCTTTTGCAAAAGCAAAAAACGTCGGACGGTTAACCACCGTGCCACTGTAGCGACTCAAATCAGCAGACTGATAAACACCACCATCAGCATTGGGCGTCACACTGGCAGTTGCTGCACTCCCCCAGCCAAACGCCGAACCAATCCCCTTAACTGCCTGCATCATGGACATCTGAGCCATGATTTTTGCCAGATCAGAAAGGAGCGAGGCGGTAAAAGATTTGAAGTTCAGTTTTCCGGTAGTACAGAACGTTGCCAGTGCATTACCTGCACTGTTAAATGCCGCTGTAAGCATCTGCTCAGCAGTGCCTGCCGCATTATCCGCATCTGCCGTGAAATTCTGAAACGCCCGCATAGCACCGTTTTTCCAGTTACCCTGCACAACTTCAAGCTGTTGCCAGTAACGGCGATTCTCATTCAGTTGTCGGTTCAGGCTCTCCGTCAGCGCCTGCTCGGACTTTCTGTAGTCATCAGTGTTATATATCCCTTTCTGCTCACTATCCCGCCTCAACTGCTCCAGCTGTTGCTGGTATTTCTGGCGAAGACTCAGTTGTACCTGATATCGCTGCCGCTGCTGATCACCCATACCCACCGTGGCGATATCCAGGTCATGTTGCTGACGCTGAGCGCGCTCTTCTTCAGCCAGTTGACTGGTCAGCTGAATTGTTTTTTTCTTCAGCTCGTTGAGTGCCGTCTGTTTCTGAAGCTCCTGCTGTTTTACATCCAGCAGCGTCAGTGCCTGAATCAGTTCATCTTTACGGGCCAGCACACTCTTTTCATCTGCCGTCAGTTTTTTCCCGTCCAGGTCGCTGATGCGCTGCTGCAGAGCCAGAAGCTGTTTATGCGCTTCTGTCATCCTTTCCGTGGCAATGCCTGCTGACTGTCTGGCAGCAGCAATCTGTCCTTCCACCTGTGCCTGTTGCTGACTGTACTGCAGCAATAACCGGGTGGCCTCATCATTACGGGTTTCGCGTGTTTTTTTCTTACCGGATGCCAGGGCTTTCTCGTAACGTTCATTTTCACGTTGTATCGCCGCATCCCTGACAGCCTGATCGGCGTACTGCATGGCATTAATACGCGCTATTTCACGCTGATGTCGTGCTGCTTCCGTTTCATTCATCCGGTTCAGTGCAGCATTTTCAGCATTACGGCGTTTCTGTTGCTCCTGATAATTCCGCTCTGCCTGCTCTTTTGCATCCTGCAAATCCTTCTGGCGTTTTTTCTCCTGAAGATCGTTAAGACGCTGCTGATCGTATTCAACCTGAGAAGATGATGCCGTCCAGGGGAGTCTTTTCGCCCGCGACACTTTCTCCTGTAAAGCGGCAATCTGTTCATCCAGCGAGTCTTCACGACCAATATTCATGGCCGCATCCCAGAAACGACTCCACAAATCAGACAGATACTTCAGCGTACTGCCAAGCGCATTGAGGTTATTATCAATATCCGCAGTACGCCGACCGGTTTCCTCTGCCAGTGCAGACATGGCTATCCGTGCAGCATCACTGGACCGCCCCTGCTCCCCAAGGACGCGTATCTGCTCAAGCTGAGTGGCAGTAAGAAAATGCAGCTCATTGTCCAGAGCCTTCGCGGCATTTACAGGATCATCCTTCAGCCGCTTAAACTGATTTATGGTATCGCTGACCGACTGGCCAACCGATCGCTCCATCTGTGCGGCAGCTCTCGCCACCATACCGATATCGTTTCCACGAAATGCACCACTCCCCACCACCTGAGCCAGCGCACCGGCTGCAGCATGTTGCGTGATACCATTCCCGGAAATAGCACGACTGAGCGTCCACAGCTGCCCGGCAGTGACTCCGGCATAATGCCCCGTCAGCGACAGCTGGCGGTTAAATTCTTCCCCCTCCTTCTGACCGTCATACCAGGCTTTACCCAGACCATAGACAGCCGCGGCAATACCGCCAATAACCGCTCCTGGCATCATGCCTTTCGGTGACATCAGTGTGTCTATCCACCCGGCACGGTTAGCCAGCGTTATTCCGGATCCCCTCAGCGCACCTAAATTGCCGCGGGCCAGTTCACCTATCAGAACGCCTATCTCCTGACGGGCTGCTGCACTTTTCAGACCCAGCGAATGCGTGGCTTTTCCTGCCTGCTCCATTTTGCGGATATACACTTCTGCAGCACTGCTTACCCCCAGCTGGGCAGCCTTAGCACGAAGCAACTCAGAAGAAGAAAGATTCTGGCGGGTTGCCTGCTCTTTAAGCTGACGGATAAACGCCACTTTCTGTCGGGTAGCCTCTTCCTCAGCCTGTGTAAGAACACGGGTTTTCGCCGTAACCTCAGAAATCAGCGCCAGATAATCCTGCTGACCAATCCCGCCACTGTTTCTGGCCTGTCGGATCTGTTGCTGAATACGCTGTAATTCCTGCAGCCCCGCACCGGCCTGTTTCACACTGTCAATCTGACGATAAAACGCAGCAGCCGCTTTATCCTGAGCCTCCGCCAGAGCCATGGCCTGCGCCTGTTCCTCGCGCATTTTCTGGCTCAGCGCCTCCATGCGCTGGCGGGTTTTCTCCACCTCGCGAGCCATGCGTTCATGAGCCTGTGCGTTCTTCTCCACCGTCTGCGCATGGACGGATGCGGCTGTTGCAGCCGAAGAAGCCGCCTGCGTTGTCTGCCGGGCGGCCTGAGTCTGACGCTCCATAAAACGCTGCATACGGGCAGAAGACCGTTCTGCATCGCTGGCGGCACCATTCAGAAGGTTTTTGATACGGGGAATTTCATTTTTAAACTCTGCCGCATCAATCCCCAAATCAATGACCAGGTTGGCTATCTGGTCCATAACGCACACCTCCGGAAATACCTTCCCCAAGATGCATCAGTTCTTCGTCCGTTCGCTCCGGTATCCCGTTCTCTTCCGGTAAAAGGCTGAAATCAGCCACCGCAGCATCACTGCTGCCGGACACCATTCTCACGATCAATGCCTTCAGCGAGGCAAACTGCGCATCCATCCACACATCACTGAAGCTCTGCATCCGGAAATAATCGCCCCACTCACCAAGCTCAGTGGCCGACATTTCCGACAGCATCCGCCGCCAGTCTGCCCGCCGGAACTCCCGGGCAAGCCGCATGACAAACTGCATTTCCCGCGTCAGGACTTTTCCGGCGTCAGCACCTCATGCTCCAAATCCCCGGCATTCTCAATGGCTCCCATACCGCTCAGCGACAGAACCATCTCCGCCCCCGCTCCCAGGGCATCATACGACCATGTTGTAATAACGGATGCGCAAAGCGTCTCAACATCCTGAGACTGTTCCGCATTCCACAGTGAGCGGGAAACCAGCCAGGCATTGATATCCATCCCCATCCGCAGAAAAGCAATCTGTCGTTCAGCCTCCGGCAGTTCTCCCTCTTCGGCATCAAACTTTGCCGTTCGCTGCTGAACAAACGCCAGATATTCAATTCTCTGCAGCCCGGACAGCTCACTGAGCACCACGGACTGCTTTTCATAATTAAACGTGCCCTGTTTCAGAAACATCATGTTCTCCACCTGCAAAAAAGCCCCGGATAACCGGGGCAAATGATGAGTATCGTCCTGTTAACCTGCGGCGCTGACAGCCACCGTAGCCACTGCCACAAAATCGCCGTCAGAAGTCATGCCCACAATGCTGACGCTGCCCTGCTTCACGCCTTTCACCGTGGCCACAAGTCCGTTCAGGGTCACAGTGGCTGTCTGTGGATCTGTCGAATGCACACTGATCGCTTTGTCACTGGCTCCGTCAGGTTTTACTGTAAAGGTCAGCGTGGTGGTTGCTCCCACATTGACACTGGCGGATGCCGGTGCCACCGTCAGCCCGGTAACGCCCACGGTTTCAGTGCCTTCTTCTGCCAGATACGGACGCCCCACACCGCTGATTTTCACTGTGCGGGTCATCACGTCTTTTGAGGCAATGGTTTTACCCAGTGAACTCAGCCAGCCACGGAAAACATCAACAGTACCGTTGGGATATTTGATACGAAACGCACAGACTTCACCGGAGTCGAACAACTGAACCAGTTTTTTCTGCCCGCTGTCACCCGGACGCCAGGCCAGCGTCGCCGAAGTATCACCGACGGATTTCTGCCCCTGGGTTGTCGTTTTCCAGTCTGCATCTTCATCATCGAGATAAGTGTCATCTTCTGCATCAGCGGTCATTTCGCCAGGCTGCAGATCCTTCACCATCGCAAGACGCAGCCAGTCAGTGTCCGACAAAGGGTTCGCAAATGCGTCGCCGTTGCCGGTATACATCCAGAACGTCGTCCCCGCACCTTTCGTCTTTGCCAGTGGATTTGGTGTGGTCATTGCCACCTCCTTAATTCGTGTACGTGATCTGGTACGTGATTTCCGCCATCGCCCAGGTGGCCATCTCATTATCACGTTGATAGTTAAAACCGAGTGGGATCAGGGTGTCGATGAGTCCGGAAAGTGCCGGTATATCATTCAGGGCAGGAAAAATGGTGCTCTCCATCCACATATCCAGCTCTGAATCCGGTGCCTGTGCCCGGATGAAGACGGCAATATGCAGAACAGCCTGCCAGTCATCTTCATCCGTCATTTTTCCGGTGTACTGAGCATCACTCAGCCACACCGCCACGGCAGGCAGTTCCTGCGTATCAACAAATGCCGGAAGCCCGTCAAAAAACGTGGCGCTGTCTCCACACTGTTCCCGAAGGCGTGCCAGTACGACCTGGCGGATTTGTGTATGTCGGTTCATCGGGTCAGCCATAACCTCAGTTGTTGTTTCAGTGCATACCCCAGCTGTTTCGGCATTTCCGCAGCAATGATGCGGTCGCGGGCATCTTCAAATGCCTGTGTCAGCGGTCCGGACAGCGGGATTTTCACTACCTCCACAGGAAGACGATTTTTTCTTGGCCTGCCCTGATGGTCATGCCCTGTTGCAAAACGCGCTTCAGGAAGACGCCTCAGAACATGCCAGCGGCCATTCGCCAGTTGCTGAATAAATGCCCCCCGGAAAAAGTATTTTCCCACTCTCAATCCTTCACCAGCACGCCGCCGTGTTGTGTTCAGTTTGATGGCGGGCAGATTGCCCCGGTTAACGCGGATCCTGGCCGTCATTTTTCCTGACGGACTGGCTTTAAACACCCGGACACGCTGACGTACCAGTTTCAGGGGGATCCCTTTCACCTGGTTATCTCCCGCAACGGTATTCCCGGCAACCTGCCGGGTGGCAACCGAGACCGCTTTCTGTGCCACACGGTTTATCGCCCATGCGCTGGCCTGTGGCACCATACGGGTATCAAGGCTGTTCAGATTGCGGATAGCATTCTCAAGCCCCTTCATCCCACACCTCTTTACTCAATAAAGATCATTGGCTTACCGTTAAAGCGTTCATGCCGTGTGACCGTCCATTGTTGTCCGTCATAAACAACGCGATCCCCGCGCCGTGGGCGGTATCCCGAAGAAAACACCACCAGAGAGACCACAGGTCCGGACAGAGCATTCAGCTCTGCCAGTGTTTCTCCCGGGATCACAGTCATATCGACATCATTAATCGAGGCTGTCTTTCCCATCTTTCTGACCGTGATCGCATCCATACGCGCTGCCAGCCGGGAAAAGGGATCAGACATTGAGTTTTACCGGCACTTCTTCTGCACTGGTTCCGGCATCTGCCCAGACAACCCCGACCAGCGGATCAGAGCCGCTGTTAGTCAGCTGAACTTTTCCGGACTTCAGATAAACCTTCTTACCCGTTTTCATGTCATCCGTTTTCAGCTTAGGCAGGATAAACACACCTTCGGTCATGCCGTCGCCTGTTTCACCCTGTGGAATATCGGTCAGCGCTACCGCAAAAACATCACCCACCTGCACCAGATCTCCGCTGCTGATGGCTGCACTGGCAACAATCGCCACCGTTTTTCCTTCTTCTACAAAATTCTTTGCCATAACTGTCTCCGCACAGCCCCGTTCAGGGGCTGATTTCAGGTACAAAAAAAGCCCTTACGGGCCATCAGAGTTGTTGTCTGCGACGTTTACGCCGTACATTTCACCAGACCGCGGTGATCAACTGGCGCGACACCGGCGTCAATACGCACTTTCGTTGTCACGCCATCCACACTGAAGCCCTCCATCTGATCAATATATGGCGTATCCACACCGTTGAGATAAGCCACTTCAATCGTATCGGAGCCTTTTGACGCAGCCAGGTAGAAGGTGGTCTGGCTGTTATCATCAAGACGAGGCTCTGCAATAACGGTCGCAAAATCTTTCACCGGGTTAATAATACCGGCGTTAATGTCAGCCCCCTTGACACTTGAGGAGCGAATGACCTGGTTAGCAACAGACTCCATCGCCGTCGGTACCAGTACGAACGCAGGACGAATATTCAGATGACGCTCCCCCTCTTTCTGAACGCGCATCAACTGGCGGGCTTTATCCAGCGATGCCACGTCCATTGCTGCGCTCTCCAGTACGTTTGCATGTTTCGCTTTATCGAACAGACTTACATTATCTGTGGATATTTTCGGGTTAGACGTCAGAATGGCATAAACCAGATCGGCAATAGTGGATTTCGCCGCACGGCCCAGTTTCATCGGGACATCGGTCAGCATATTCAGATCATCATTGATAATGGCCTGACGGGTGATACTGAACAGCTCGCCATAGGTCGCCAGTGCAATAGTGGCCTGTTTATCTCCGGTGGTGACGTATTTATATTCCGCCCCTTCACGCACCTGACGCAGAGCACTGAAGCCACCCATACCCACACGATGGGCAATTTTAAAATCAGACAACTGACCTTTCCGCGTCCACTGTTCATAGGTTTCAGGGGCATCTTCCCAGCCCTGCAGAATGGCTTTGTTCGCAACATCCAGCAGAATATTACCGAAGTCAGACGTACTGTGTGTGAACGCCGCACCGACCATCTGCATCGGGTTATAACTGGAAACACCAATACCACGTTCAGTTAGTGACATACGGGCATATTCACGCAGGGTCATCCCGTTGTAGACATTATCACGTTCGGTTTTTTCAAACCCGGCACGCGCCATCAGCGCCTGGCGGATCCCGTCCCCCACAAAATTACCGTTACCGGCATAAATATGAGCCGGGGTATTTTTATTGGATGGCGTGGACTCGCGCCCCATCTCGTTCAACAGCTTTTCGCGGGCCTGCTCCAGCGAACATTCAGGATCGGCAAGACACTGAGCCTGCAGCGTCTGATAACGCCCGCCAAACATGGCAAACAGATCATTAATACCGTTTACACGCGCTTTTTGCTCTGCCAGTACCTGCGCACGGATACTGTTTTCATCCACCACGGGTGCTGCTGCCTGCACTGGCGTCCGGGAAGCTGCAGGTTCATTATCCTGTACGCGTGGAGCACTGTTGCGTGGCGGAGTAATCATGTTTCGAATGGATTCCGGCATCTTTTTAAATTCCTCTGTACGTTTTGACTGAATACATGCCATTGCCTTAACGGCTGGCGTCACCTGATCAGCAAATCCATGTGCCAGACATTCGGCACCGGACATCCAGGTCTCATCCGCCAGCATGGCAGCAATTTCATCGGTGGTTTTCCCGGTTTTCTGTGCATAAGCGGGTAACAGAACCGCCTCAACTTTATCGAGCAGGTCGGCATAGGTGCGCATGTCCTCCGCATCACCGCCCGTAAAGCCAAATGGTTTATGAATCATCATGAAGGTGTTTTCCGGCATAATGACCGGGTTTCCCACCATCGCAATGACCGACGCCATTGATGCCGCCACACCGTCGACATAAACGGTAATGGACGCACCATGTGTTTTCAAAATGGCGATGCCTTCAAAGACATCGCCACCCGGTGAATTGATATGGAGATTAATGTGGGTGATATCGCCCAGTGCATTCAGATCACTGATAAACTGCTTCGCTGTAACACCCCAGAAACCAATCTCGTCATAAATATAAATATCCGCGTCACTCTGGTGACCAGCCTGCATCCTGAACCAGGAATTATTCTTCGGACTGGTCGTCGGTGTACTGCGGCTACTGTCGTTTCGTTGCGGCACTGCTGCCTCCTTTATCACTGGCCGGATCGGTATCAAATACCAGGTCCAGCTTGCGGTTTTCATCAATTTCGGCCTTGCGCCGACGTTTGACATCATCCGGATTACGACCACCTGCACGTACCCAGTCTGATTCTGTCGCCGCTCCACCACGAATCTGGATTTTCCAGGCCTCAGCCTCCTTAACAGGATCAATCCACGGCATCACCGGTCCGGAATACACCGCGGTATACAGTGAAGAACGGTCAAGATCGCGGGGTAGCCTGATAACACCGGATGCCACAGCCTGTTTCAGCCAGGCACGATACATCGGGCGGGTGACGGCACCAATAAACCAGTCCTGCAGGATCAGGTAGCCATCAGTGGATTCAACCAGCTCCTGACGCTGGGCGCTGTAAGTGCCGTTATAGTTGCGCGCTGTACTGGAAAAACTCAGACGACTGCCCGCCGCCACGGCACGCAACTGAGCATTACGAAAAGTTTCAAGGTTAGGATTTGGGCGATCCGACTTCACCATTCCGATTTCTTCGCCGGGTTTCAGATCGTCGTAAATAATGCCTGGCTGAATGGTAAGCTCGCGTTCATTCTCCTTGCTGTAATTACCATCCGTTTCATAGCTCTGTCCGTCGCCTTTGCGGATGTACATCCCCAGAGCAGCGGCGACCCTTGCTGCAGTCAGCTCAGAATCTTCATACTCTTTCAGGGCGCTGAGGCGGATCAGCACACCGGACAATAAAGACGTCCCGCGCATCTGGTGCAGACGGCGAACAAATTTAAGATGCAGCATTCGCTCTGCATCCACTTCTTTGGTTTCCATCTGCCGTCCGGATACAGGACGACTTTTATACACCAGATATTTTTCGGGACGCCCCCAGTCATCAACAAACACGCCCTGATTCAGCCTGTTGCTCTCATCACTGGTCATGGGAATAAAGTCCGGCTCGAGCGCCTCCAGCCAGAAATGAACACCGGCAGAAGGCGTCAGGCTGTTTATGCGCCCGGAAACCATCTGGGCAAACACCTCACCATCGCGCAGCCAGGTACGCAGCATCAGACGTTCCAGCATCGGACGGGTAAACTGCCCGGTGACCTCCGGACTGACAGACCATTCACTCCATCGGGTACGTATCTCCGCTGCCAGATCACGGGCAATGGCCCCATTGCGTAATACCGGATGTGGCTCGACAATAATCCCGTTTTTCCCCACCACCCGTTCTTCCAGCTTGTCAAATACACCAATGACCAGATCGTGGTTGTTATCAAGGTAACGGGCCTGCTCACGTAACGACACGGCCCCGTACTGGCTTAACTGGTCGGCAGTTCGGTTCTCCCGTCGGGCTTTGTGTGTCCGCGTCGTTTTTACGGCCTCATAAGCCTGGATCACCGCACGGGAACGCAGCCTTGCCGATTTCCATCCTGGTGAAAAAACGCCAATCACATCATCAAGAATTGCCATCAGAACCTCGCCAGCCGGTACCCGGGATGCCCACGTCGTCGTGTAATCAGAGCCGCAAGGCGGCGCTCCCACTCCTGCCGCCCCTGCCGGATCTCAGATAAGTTTTCCATGGTCATCTGCTGACCATTAAAAGTGACGGATTTTCCGTCCAGCACCGCCATTTCAGCTTCCGTATAACGCTGAATCATGGCTTCAATATCATTCTGATTCATAACCATCCTCCGGAAGTCAGCCAGGGGTTAACATCGTCAGTTACTGTTTTCTTCCGTTTTTGTTTTTTAACAGGCGTGGATACCGGTTCCGGTGAGGGTGACGGTTCGGTACTGTCCGGGACACACTCCAGCCAGGCTTCCCGGCTCGCCCACTCCGGTGCATCCGGCCAGCGGATCTTTTCGTATCCATGCAGAATGACCAGAGCCTCGGCATACACCATCAGGTCAAAAGCTTCGTTGGCACCGCGACCCGGCTTACTCCATTTCCCGTCACTGCTCCGCTCTTCATACGTCAGTTCGTCGTAAAACCAGCTCCCCAGCCAGTCAGGGAAATGCACATAGCCGGGACCTGGCGAGTCACGCCATAACGCGTTATTCACCCGGTCTTTCAGGGCATCCGTCTGAAGAAGCCAGAGCGGCACATCACCTGCGGCCTGCGCCCGTCGGCCCGTTCGTCCGGTGTTATCAGGGAATGTACGGGTGATCAGTTTTGCGCGCCGGATGCTGTCGCCCTTAAACAGGTAAATACGTTTACCAAGGCCATCACGACGGCAACGACGCCAGAATTTATAGGCATTATCAGTGACCCCGTCTTCACCGCCGGAGTCCACCGCCATTGCCATCAGTCGCATTTGTTGAGAAGGGTCGGAGGCCAGCGGCCAGCTTTTATGAAAAACATCCGTCAGCAGGACATCCCAGTCTTCCGGATAGCTGGCTGGATCAATTCGCTGGCTCTCCCCGTCGCTGTCACCGCGCAATGACTGCGTGATGTTGTAACGATCAATAATCCAGCGTTCGCCACGGCTGCCATAGCCCGTTACCTGAACCACAAAACGGCGATGACGTCCCGCCTGCACATCCACTGTCGCCACAAGGAAATTAACGCCATCCGGCACACTGCGGGAAGGAACTGGCTCTGCCCGCTGCTCAAGCAATTCACTTTTTCGTTGCTCCATGCTGGCACGAGGAAGATAAGGCAATCCCCAGTCGGTGTTGATAACCGCCCTGAGTGTTTCTTCGCTTCCTGTCGCTTCATACTCCTGTTCTGCAGTCAGTAATTTGTAAACCAGTTGCGCCCAGGTCTGATACGCAGCAGCTGGCCCTTCCATCCAGAAACTGGCGATACGGGAGCGGCGCGGTTCACCGGAAACGTTGCCGTTACGATCAATGACCTGCCCTTCACGCAACCAGACTCCTGCACTATTGAGCTCACGCTTTTTCTCCGCAGTGATAATGCCGCTGCAGTGCGGGCAAAGTAGATACGCCGCCTCACTGGCTTTAAAGGGATCCGGTTCATTACGGTAGCCGGTCATGGCATCCATGGCTGGCTGAAAATATTCACCGCAGTGCGGACATGGCCAGTACCAGCGGCGGCGGTCACCACGATTGTAAAGGGAAAGAATACCAGTCGTCGGTGGCGCTTCATGAGGCGACTTACGTCGCCATTTGCTGTCGCAGATGTCACGTCCCGGCGAGCTCTCCACCAGAGTCATCCCGGCGGACATAAATGTGGTGGTACGTTTTGAGGCCAGGGAGAAACCATCACCCTCGCTGTCGATATTCTCCGGAAAACGGTCGTAATCGGTTAAGGCGACAAACCGGTAATCCGACGACGACATAATGTTGACCGAGGGCCAACCAATTTTAAGGAACGAGCCATCCCTGAACGTCTTATCATGGACATTATTGTCGTTACGACGTGGACTCATTCTTTTCTTTACCGCCGCACTGCTTCTGAACGTTCTGTCGAGGCGCTTTTTAGAATGCTCGCGGGCCTTATCTTCGGTCATCTGCACAACGAGCATGTCCGAAGGATCGCAAACGATGGTATAGACAATCCATCCATCGATCAGACCAATGGTCTTCCCTGTTCGCGCAGGACCAACAAAAATCACCGCATCGTATTCACGCGATGCCAGGCAGTTCATGGGCTCAATGATGTAGGGTGTCAGTTCAGGATCCCATGGCACCGAGTTACCAGCCCCCTTGGGAACACGCATGAATTTTTTAACAGCCTCCGAAATCGGCATGCGACGTGGTGGGGAAAATCCTGCCGATATGTCCCTTCCCAAATTTCGGGCTGATGAAAAACCCATTATTCCTCCTAGAGACTCTCTCCTTCCTCATCAGGAATTATTTCAGCAGCACAAGCCTCGTAGGATTTTTCCTGAAGAGTGTATCGCAGGTCATCAATGGCCTGCTGTACAACGCCGACGGCCTGAGGAGTCAGGGCGCAATCGCGTTCAAGAACATCCGGAATTGTCTCCAGAACCTGGACGACAGCCTTTCTCATGGACGAATAGACGATGACTACTTCATCAACGGGGATGAGTTTTCGCTGCTCCTTTTCCAGCTTGATCCTTTCATTTTCAGACTGGTACCAGTCCTTTCTCTCTTTCGGCTCCATACGGGATGGATCATGAACAGAGTCTGCTGCCTCATGCTTCACACTAAACAGGGCAGGCCCGACATGCTGCAGGGCGTAAACGGGGTTCCCCCTGACAGTCGCAGCCACAGGAGTGTTGGCCGCGAGGAGCCGTTTTTTTACTGTGTCCCGGTGAAGCCCAAAGGCCTCGGCGATTTTAAAAACACTCCAGTAATAAGCATCACCGATCCCGCTCACATTTGACATAAGCAACTCCATCTGGCAGGTGAAAATCAGGTTTATTTATATATTTCAATTAATTGCAAACTGGTCTAATGACAGGGAGAAAAAAATATTGTACAGGTGAAAAGAGAAATAACTTTTAATTATCAATAAATTACCAAACATGCTGCCGCCGCCATGGAAATGCAAAAACTAGCCTTTTTCCGCGACGCTCCCGCCCCGTGGCAGACCACCCCACCGGAAGGACCCGCCAAAATGAGAGTGATTATCACCATTGCTGATGAATAAATTGATGAAAATCATTGAAACGCCTTTCAGCAAGATAACGGCGACGGTCGTTGTTGAACTCCGTAGCTCTGCTACTAAGGTTAAAAGCATGGCCATCTTTTGCCACCGGCAAATCTTCAATGGATTTCCCCTGCCGGTTTTTTATTCCTCACATTATCGCAGCCCCTCAGTGAAGGGCTGCTGTAATGCCTGCTCTTACTCAGTAACGACCGCGCCTTCCGGTAATTTCATACCGGCAAATACCGGACAGCCCGGGGATCGTTATCTGCAGCTGGTTAGCCAGGGAGTTAATCTCAGCGACCAACACTGGCTTCGTATAGCGCCATGCCGCCAGCCCTTGTCCACAGAAGCTCGCCATATCTTTTTTCTGATCAAACTCATGACACTTCATATTGAGCTGCGCACTTAAGCTGTTGCGATGCTGAAGTTCTCCGGTGAAGTAGTCATCCAGGACTTTATAGGCTGCATATTTAAATCCGGGGTTTAGCCATGCTGCATAATCATAAGCAACAAACTTCCCGCCATATGTTCCACCGTGTACACCGCGCTCAGTAAAAACCACAGATTCGTGTTTTTTCTCCAGCTACTTAATGCGCTGGGTGCGGATATATTCCTGCGCCCCTTCCAGTTGCTTCTGCATCGTCATCAACCGTTCTCTGAGGGTGAAATAATCCCGTTCAGCGGTGTCTGCCAGTCGGGGGCTGGTTGCATTATCCATGCTGGTGGGTCCGGTGGCTTCACGCACGGCTGCGGAGCAACTGGCATTGACCCGCAGGCGCTTACGACCAGCGGCAACATCAGCGCGCAGAGTTTCATTTTCAGTTTTCGCATCGGCTAACTCCTTCGTGTATTTTGCATCGATCGCAGCAACATCACGCTGACGCTGCTGCATGTCAGCGATGGTGGCGGTCGCCTGCTTCAGCTCACTGACTTTTTTATCACGCTGTTCTTTGTAGGCGATGGCGTTATCACGGTAATGATTGACCGCCCACGACAGGCAGACGATGATGCAGATAACCAGAGCGGAGATAATCGCGGTTACTCTGCTCATTGTTGCCCCCACAAACAGACTTCACGCTCAATCTCACGACGAGTCATCAGGCCTTTCCATTGCTTACCGCCAGCGTATGTCCAGCGACGTAGCTGGTCACATGCGCCTTTGATATCGCCCTGGTTTATTTTGCGAAGAAGCGTCGATGTTCTGAAATTGCCAGCACCCACGTTGTAGACGAACGAGTAAAGAGCGCCGCGCGTTGTTTCCGGTATATCGACTTTGATGTACGGGTTAATTTGTCTGGCGACCGTGGCAAGGTCTTTATTCAGGAGGGCTTTGCATTCTGCTTCGGTATACGTTTTACCTAGCATGATGTCTTTTCCGGTGTGTCCGTGACATACAGTCCATACGCCAACGATATCTTTGTATGGTATGTAGCTGACACCTTCCAGGCCATCGTCACCACTCGGACCAGTGATGAGCACAGACGCTATGGCAACAGCCCCACCACCAATAGCAGCAGCAACAGCCTTGCGTAATGATGGCGACATTATTCACCTCTCGCAGCCTTACGCTTATCTTCTTTAATCTTGAAATAAAGGTTTGTCAGATACGTCAGCAAGCCAAATACCAGACTACCCAGCACACCTATTGCCGCCCACTGTGAGGGCGTGACTTTATCGAGCAACTGTAAAAACCAGTACCCGGCACTACCTGCTGAGGTGCCATAGGCGACACCCGTTGTTAACTTATCCATGGATTTCATAACCCCACCTCGCAGATGCGGGTGCTGTGTAATGGAAATAAAAAGGCCACCTACGTGGCCACCAGATTATTTCCCCACCAGCTCGTTTATCTCTTTCACTGTCTGGTTAAACCGCTCTGACTCAAGCTCAACACCTAAGGCCCGACGCCCCAGCGCCATTGCTGCTTTTATTGTGGAACCGGATCCCATAAAAAAATCAGCAACCAGATCACCAGGTCGACTACTGGCATTGATTATTTGCCGGAGCATATCCGCAGGTTTCTCACACGGATGTTTACCCGGGTAGAACTGAACGGGTTTATGCATCCAGACATCGGTATAAGGCACGGAGACTGATACGGAGAAATAGCGCCGGAGAGATTTAAACTCATCCAGCAATTCAGAATATTTGCGATTCAGTGAATCATAAGATGCCACCAGCTGGTGGTGTGGTTGTTCCAGTTGTTGTTCCTGAAACTTCTCTGCCGCTATACGGGAAAACAGTGCCTGTAACTTCCGATAGTCAGCCTCATTCGGCAACTGCCACTGACTGGCACCAAACCAGTGGGAAACCATATTTTTCTTACCTGTGGCTTCGGCAATTTGTTTTGCCGTTATACCCAGTTCGGCACGAGCATCCCTGAAATACGAAATCAGCGGTGCCATTATGTGCTGTTTGAGTTCCCTTTCTTTTGCCGCATAGCCGTCACTTTTGCCGCGATATGGCCCCTGGTAATGTTCAGCAAACAGAACGCGCTCTGTGGCTGGAAAATATGCACGCAGACTTTCTTTATTACACCCATTCCAACGTCCGGACGGCTTCGCCCAGATGATATGGTTAAGCACGTTGAAACGTTCACGCATCATGATCTCAATATCAGATGCCAGGCGATGCCCACAGAACAGGTAAAGGCTTCCGGCAGGTTTTAACACCCGCCAGAACTGGGCCAGACAGTGGTCCAGCCACTTAAGGTAATCTTCGTCCCCTTTCCACTGATTGTCCCAGCCGTTGGGTTTCACCTTGAAGTACGGCGGATCGGTAACAATCAGGTCAATGGAATCATCAGGCAGGGACTGAATAAAATGCAGGCAATCAGCGTTGATTAAATCAATACTGTTTATTTTTACAGTATTTTTCATGGATCAGTAAGCGTAACTCTGGTAGGCTCACTCTGCTTTTGCGCTAAAGCAGTGGGCCGTGGTTCGCTTGTGACCAGTAAGCATGAGCGAATGGCTGGCAGGTGCTACCAACACCCACCAGCCGCCCATTTTCACAGCAGGAAACCGCCATTACTGGCAGCGTCTGAATTTATTCCCGTACCCGCCGTTATCCTTCGCCAGACCCGCCAGAACTAACTGAGTCAGTATTAACTGGCACCGGGCTTCGCTTACTCCGGTAGTTCTCGTCATCATGCGTGGCGTTACCCACTTGTCAGCAGGTAAGAAATGAAGGACTGCGGCGGCGGTTTCTGTCATATCTTGCTGTTTTAGCATGTCTTTTTCCCTTCTGGTTAACATGACATACCAATAACTCTTGTCTAAAAAGCCAGCAAGATAAAAAGTCAGTATTCACGACCACCAGCGTGTTTACTGTACTGCACCAGGTTTACAGGTACAAAAAAACCGCTCAGCGGCGGGTTTAAGTTGTGTGGCGAAGTAACCACTCTTAACAGCATATTTGATTTTTTACGATTGTAAACGGTTGATTATTCATCTCCAATAAAAATAATTGTGTGGGTATGCCCTTAACAATGGATAAGAAACATGAATAAAATGACTGTACTATTACTTAGCGCAACTATCATTTCAGGTTGTACTTCTTCCGTACCATTGATAAAGAAAACTCAATCAGGAAAACCTGAGGGGGTTTATCAAAATACGACAAAAGATAAAGTCAAAGATGCCCTTGTGAATTACTGCAATAGTAGAGGGTTGATAATTTACAACGCGGATAACAGCAGTGTTATATGTGGTAAAGAACTGGAAGGCGGCTCTGCTGTTTTTGGACAAATGTTAATCGGCAATGCCTATTCAACAACCCCGGTATCAAAAGTCAGATTTACTATCGCTCAAGTTAATAACGATACAAAAGTGTGGGCCGATATGTGGATGGAAACTCAAATGGCAATGGGGCAAGTACAACAAATGTCTATAACAGACAACGCAAGCAAAAACACTATCCAACAACGTCTTGATGAATTAAAACCTTAAATAAATTAAATAAAATGGGGAGAATAAATCGACTCCCCACACATTAAACTGATTCAATTACCCCCTCAATAAGAGGTCTTCTAACGATCCATCTCTAGCTCAATTTCTAACATCATTAACATGCCATCAACTACACCTTCAGCCTTTTGCAATAAACGCCCAACCCAGCAATCAGAACGCCCATGTTTACGGGCAAGCGCCATAAAAGTCATACCACCTACATAATAATCCACTAATAAATCGTGCAAATCGCTGTTGTTCTTTTTCAGGCGAGCCATGCATCCACAAATGATCATCGCGTCATCGTCACAACATTGCGGGCGGGATTTTACTTTTGAAGGGATTAGTCCTTTAAATCCTGCAGCAATAGACGACCAGGTGACATCCTCGTGATTATTTGCCACCCATGCCCCCCAACGTTCAAGAACCATTTGAATATCACGCATCAACTTTCTCCACAAAATCAGGCCAGCACGCCAATTGCCAGCGCACGATCGATAAAACGAAATATCAGCTCCAGCTGAGAGCCATACTTCTCTTCAAATGCCACGGTATCCGCATGCAGCTCGTCGTGATGCTTTCTGCACAAAGGCAACACAAAAAGGTCATGCGCTTTTGTACCCATTCCACACTGACCGTGGCCTATCAGGTGGTGGGGATCATCAGCGGGCTTTCCACAACATGCACACGGCTGTGTCTTAACCCAGCGCGTGTACTTTTCATTAACCCAGCGGCGACGTTTTGGGCGTAACATAAAAGACTCCGGCGACTCCGGATCCACTTTCAGCGCCAGCACCTTTTTCGCCTTATCCTGGATGATGCTGGTGGCAGGAACCGAAGGCACAAGGTCACTTTCCCGGGTGACAGACGGCACAACAGGCTTCGGTAATCTCAGTGCCTTACGGGCTGCACTTTCCGGTAAGGCATCCGCCAGGTCATTACGAATCAGCCACCAGCACAGTTCCGGCATTGTCACAACGTGACTGTCATCAAAACCGAGATCCCGACGCACAACAGACAACACCCGGCGGGTACAGTTATCCGTTGCCATTGATTCCAGCCGTTCCGTGAACTGATCGCGCAGCTGGTTATCGCAGTGCCAGCACAGACGGATTGCGCCCGGCGTGTGTCGCATTGTGGTCATGTTCTCGCTGTGCCAGTCGGAATGAGGCCACTGGCAACCTTTTTCACGAAGTAACCAGCGTTCAAGACATTCCACTCCACCAGCACGACGAATCACTGCCTCATTGCGGAACACGGCCCGAACGGCAGGATCATCCGCCAGCGGTTGTGATGCCGCCGGAACGGCACCACTGGCGAAAGATGAATAACGTTCCGGCTCAGGCTCCAGCAGGACACGCCCCTGCATAAACAGGGGCATCAGCTCTGAACCGGGCCTGAACAATACGATCCCCATACGCGGGGCAATTTCAGGGGTCAGTAGCGCTCTCACGGTCACCTCAATGAACGGTATCGAGCAGCTTTAACAGCTCAGGGAACCGGGATTCGAAGAAATGCGGCTGCGTCTCGCGCGGATTTGCGGGACTGGTGATGTTCTTGCCGAACATGCAGCCTTTCGCCGTCAGCGACCAGAATTTTTTGATGTTGTTAATCGCAGTGCGGCTGTATCGTTCACGTTGTTCAACGATCCCCAGCTTCGCCATCTGGTGATATGCCTGATTAGCTGTCAGGCGGATACCATACTGCTTCAGCAGTGCACTCAGTGACAGCGTGGGGCGGCTTGAGCCATCAGGCGCGTCAGCAGGAGCATCAATGGCATAGCGCGGTGCCAGATTCGGTAAGCCAACAGCCTCCTGGAGTTTCTGACAGGCTCCAAGCACTGATGAGTTAGACAGGTTTAATTCCCGGCGCATAAAGTCCAGCAGGATCACACCAGCCTGCATCTTGTCAGCAGCCTGTCCGGATAATTTTTCCGGTGCGCTGGTTACCATATCGAAAGTACGGATCACCTTCAGATGGAATGACGGGCTGATCCACATTGCATAGGCATACACCAGTTCCTTGCAGACATACGTTCCCCGTTCATTTCCCCCATGAATCACACTCACCGGGTCAACACCCAAATTCTGGGTGTTGGTCAATTCATGAACAAGCTCAACAGTTTGTTGGCTGGAAAGAAACTTTCCCGGCTCCTTGGTTCTGGCATTTGCACCAGATGCTACTGCTGCGCGATGCAGATCGTTCAGGCTGTAACGCCCATAAGCATCACGACGAACTTCAATACCATCAATGACCATCAGATTATTCATACTTCGTTTCTCCTCTTGATCAGGCGGCTGCACCCGCCGGTTTCTCGTACTTACTGATGGTGATCTCGACCTTCCCTTTCGGGATAACCGGTCCCCACTCCACCAGCATCCTTTTCACCTGACTGTCGTCTTCCCACACACCCGCGTGGGTCAGGGCGTCAAACAGCGCCTTGTTATAGTTGTCCAGATCGCGGATCCGGTTATCCGGAGGAAACAACACGATCTCCACTGAAGCAGGTGCCGACGTTGGTTTCGGCAGACGACGTAACTGCTCAACTATTGCTGCGCACGCCGCGCTCTGGAATTTTCGCCCCGCCGCGCTTATCAGACTCTTACCAGCAAACGCCCCTTTGTTGGGGTGTCGCCAGTACGTGTTCACGCTGGGCGGGAAAGGCAAGATCAGCTTCATACTTTCAGGCCTCTCTCATGTAACCAGTGGGCTGCACGCAGCCTGGCGTTTTCCTCACCGGCAAGCAGTGCGCGGATAATCCCGACCGCCTCGCTGTCGTCGTCCTTCACCGCGGTATGAAGCGTTATCCCCCGGGCCACGCCACGCTTTATCGTGATGACGCCTTTTTTCTCCAGTGCACGAAGATGCTCTACCGCTGCATTCACTGAACGGTATCCCAGCATGGTTGCCACCTCCTGATTGGTTGGCGGAAAGCCACGCTCTTTCTGGTAAGAAATCAGCATATCCAGCACCTGCTGCTGGCATTGAGTTAACGTCGTCATGCCGCCATCTCCCTGACCAGTTTTTCCGCCTGCTGGCGAACCTGCACCAGAAAGGCTTCACCACATGCCTCAAGTTCATCGCGCCCGATGTAGCTGATTGCCGGTCCCTTCCAGGTCTTGTCGAAAACAGCAATAGCACCAGCGAAGAAAGCGCCTGTCGGCACCTGCTTCTCATCCTTCGGGATAAACCAGGCAGGCAGTTCAAAACCAATACGCCCGCGAATAAAAGCAATATGGTCCGCATCTTCCGGCCACCACACTTCGCTGGTGGCAGCTTTGATCAGGAAAACATAGCGCCCGCCCTTATCACGCATGGCACTGGCATGTTTCATGATGTAACGCATGCCGGTGATGTATTGCCCCTCATGCTGACTGGCGCGGCTGTATGGGGGATTACCAAAGGCAGCACCTTTAAGCTCCGCAAGACGTTCTGACCAGTCATGCGCCAGCGCGTTATCTTCCGCCGTGTAATACGCGGCACATTTGGCGTTATCACCGTCAGTAAACAGATCCAGAACAAACGGGCCAAACAGGGTGTTAATTCCCCAGAAAATGTTGTCCGGCGTGCGCCACTGATCGCCCACTTCCTTCAGTTCATGGGCTGGTTTGTTCCGCAGTTCCACCAGCGCCTGGCAATATTTATTACTCATTAAGCCCCCACGTAATTCCCTGACAGATACCACTCTTCACCCGATGCAGCGCGCTTGCTGCTTTTCCGTAAGCACCGCTCACGACGCGCCAGAAAATTGTTTCGTTCTGGCTGGGAGTGGCTTTCACGGAATGCCGCCATCCACACGGTTGCAGCACGACGGTATAAGCCCCTGGACTCCAGTTCTTCAGCCTGGCGGGTCAGGCACAAAATCACCCGTGGATCGTTAGTGCCGACATAGAAATTGCGCACAGGTCTGGTTTCTCGAACTGGTTGTGGTTCCGGTTCCTGCGCTCTCTCAGTCAGGCGCGGGAAATGTCTGCGTGTATCTCCTTCACAACGGTGAGCCACACGCCCACTCTGACGTAACTTGCTTGCTGACTGCAGAACGCGCTGCCGTGAGTAACCTGCAAAAGCATCCGCAATGTCTCCGGAAGTACATCCCGGATGGGCTTCAATGAATTTCTGAACTTCATTCAAAAGACTCATGATCACCCCCTGAATCCTGCCGGGATCTGGCTGTAGTCCACGTTGTCGTAACTGGATTTGAAGTACGGGTCTTCGCGTTTTTCGGTGTACGTGCTGACGGACGGTGATAAGCGCAGGGAAAGCTCATCCCATTTTTCCCGCAACTTCGACGGGCTGAGCACGTTACGGCACCAGAACGGATCGCGGCTGACGCGGCTGTACATCTCGCAGATTTGTTTGTGAGTACGACCATCCTGCACACACATCAGGCGAATTTCGTTTGCCCAGGCTGTCCAGTTCGGTTCTTTGGGACGAACCACCTCGCCGTCACATTCGGCGGCTTGCTCGTACAGGGCGATGATTTTTTTCCAGAGCCACTGTGCGCAGGTCAAATCATCCTGCGTTCCCCACTGGCGCTTTTTAGGGCTGAATACAACCGCATCAGGATGGCGAGTTAAAAAATCCTGTTCATCCGTCTGCGTGTCCGGTTGCGAAGCGTCCGGACGAGAAGGTTTTTTATCTGACGGATCATGTTTTGATTTTACTGACGGATCCCCGCCAGATTCTGACGGGTGAAAACCCGCTTTTTTGCCAGATTTCGACGCATCAAATTTTGACGGGTCAGATTTTGATGCGTCAGATTTTGACGGGTCAGAATCTGACAGTTGAGAAAATGCCGCTGCCTGAAGCTTCGCAACGTTAAGCTGATAAACATTCGACGCATTGCGGTTACCCTGGCGACGCGCCTTACGCGTTAACCAGCCTTCTGCTTCCAGCCGTGCGATAGCCGTCCTGACGGTACTCATCCCCGCGCCAATCTGACGGGCAATAGTTTCAATTGATGGCCAGCACACACCTTCGTCATTACTGAAATCAGCCAGGCGGGCCATAATTGCCACGCTGGATAATTTCATGCCTGATGCAGCGCAACCATCCCATACATAGCCGGTTAATTTAGTGCTCATGACCGACCTCTATTTCCCTGAATTTACGACGAAACTGTTCGAGCGGGCTGAAGCACTCATGCTCATAGCCTTCGCGGAGGTAGATAACCCGTTGTGTTTCCGGCTCCCAACGAATGACTCTGACGGGCACTCCGTAGTGATCTTTGAACCAGCGGTTAACTTGTCGCAAAGGACTGTCTCCTTCTGCCGGTTGAAATCCCCCACAGCCCACTCAGCAAAGCTGTGGGTTACAATTTCCCTGTCACCTGGTACATTTACTGCATAGCAATACTCCACCTTCGCTTTTCCACCCGGTACAGGAAGCGCAATCAGTTGCGAGCGACGGTAGTGTGTTGTTAAACTGTTCATGCGTTAGTTTCTCCACAACCAGAAGCAATCGACGCCACGACGCCCGGAGCTGCACACTCGCGGGCGTCATTACTTTCTGAAACGCAAAAAATTTTGTAGACAAGTGCTGCATGCTCCTGCAGCTTCGAAATTGAGAGGTACAGCTCGTCGTTAATTGCTGTCTTCTCATGCGGTTCCACTACACCGTCTTCGATTGCCGAACGAATCTGTTTTGAATAACTGCCGATCTGTTCAATGACTTCCAGTAAACGCTGGTTAATATCGGCATTGTCCACATCCTCGACGTCAGGAAGAGACACAAAGACGCCATTTGCAGACTGCGCCACAGCGTCAGCAATGAAGTGAGTGCCACCAGCACGTTGTAAAATCATTGCCCATCCCAGCGGGAAAATCTGATCGCCATCGGCACGAAGGCGGTTAAATAATGCGTTCTCTGTTACATCCAGCCACTCAGCAGCTTCAGCGTAACCCCCCGGCAACGCCGCGATAGTTTTTCTGACAGCTTTCACGTACCACTCAGGCTGTTTTTCCACTTTCCAGTGATGATTACCCACGGCTTACCTCCTGTTCCTGTGGTTTAAACCCATTCTGGTTTTGGCTAGATTGAAAACGTGCCGGATAAAGAATCTGCATTTCGCTGATTTCACCCTTAAAAAAATTGGCCAGACGTTCTGCAAGATCGATAGATGGAATTTGTTCCAGTCTTTCAATACGACTCAGCGTCGCTGGATTGACCTGAACGCCAGCAGCAACATGCTGCAAAGTAAATCCGTGCGCCTTACGCACATTCCGTAATGGTGATTGCATATGACCTCCACATATTGCGTGATGAGCATATTATTTCACGCAAATATTTTGCGCAAGTTGATTTGCTTAACGCGCAATAAAGAAATGTAATAAACGCATGAACATAGGAAACCGAGTCAGACAACTTCGCCAGGCGAAGAACATGAAAATCGCCGATCTCGCTGAAGCAATAGGAGTGGATGCGGCGAATATCTCACGCCTGGAAACAGGTAAGCAGAAACAATTCACTGAACAAGCCCTGAGTAATATTGCCAGGAGCTTAGGTGTTGATATTGCTGATCTCTTTACCTCAGACGTCAAAAGTAATACTGTATGTAAAAACAGTATTAGTGAGGATGTTGCGCAGGTGAAGGATGTATTCCGTATTGAAATGCTGGATGTCAGTGCCAGTGCGGGAAATGGCCTTATCCAGGGCGGTGATGTCATTGATGTGATTCATGCCATTGAATACAGAACTGATAATGCTGTATCGATGTTTGGCGGACGGCCAGCCAATCACATTAAAGTTATCAACGTTCGTGGGGACAGTATGTGTCCAACCATTGAGCCAGGAGATCTCATCTTCGTTGATGTCAGTATCAATCAGTTTGATGGAGATGGTATCTATGTATTTGGTTTTGATGATAAAATTTATGTCAAACGACTGCAAATGATACCTGACAAACTACTGGTGATTTCTGATAACCAGATTTACCGTGAATGGGGAATTACCAGCGAAAATGAACACCGGTTTATGGTCTTTGGAAAGGTCTTAATCAGCCAGTCACAAACCCTTAAGCGACACAATTAACCCTTACCTCCTCATCAATTAGCCACCCAAAGGTGGCTTTTCATTACCCTTTAAATTGCATATCTCGCAACAAAAACACCTGCATAATGCGCAACTTCATTTTATCTTTCTTTCCAGACAAACAAACAAGGTACTAACAAAATTTGGTTGTAACACGGCGTATGGCACATGCGTCGTTAGCGGTCTGGGGACGTTAAAGGGGACAATCCACTCCTTGCTCGGGCAAACAAACCAGGTAGCCGGAATGTGCAAGTCAATGATGATGCTGATAAGACGCCTAACCAGCGTGGCGATCCGGTTTGACGCCTGGGAAGAGACCAGGGTGCAACGATGAGGGCATTTATGGAGCCGCGACAAAGTGTGGTGCCGTAACTGGCTAAGTGCTCTCAGCGTTGTGGTGAATGCGCAGGCTGATGCGCGAAAGACATTGCAGCTATTGCGGAAAAGAGCTGTTCGGCGGGGCAATTAAACGCCCGTGAGAGTCTGAAATAACCGCAAGCCGGAGATCAGCACCGGTCACCACAACAGCCACTGCTTTGGCGGTACCAGTTTGTACACTTGCTTCCGGCTGGTACCGCTCTTTTTACAAAACAGAGAAGAGCATCACCGGACGACGGGCTCATAACCCAATCCATCCGGGCGGCTGCCACCGCAGGTGTTCTTCTCTGTTTTGTGGAGAAACCAACCGACCTTGCAGGGTCGATATGATGAGGAGCAGCAAAATGGCTAGCGAACGCAGTACTGATGTGCAGGCATTTATCGGGGAGCTGGACGGCGGCGTATTTGAAACCAAAATCGGCGCAGTTCTCAGTGAAGTCGCTTCCGGTGTGATGAACACGAAAACCAAAGGGAAGGTCTCACTCAATCTGGAAATCGAACCGTTTGATGAGAACCGTGTGAAAATCAAACACAAACTCTCATATGTTCGCCCGACTAACCGCGGGAAAATTTCCGAAGAAGACACCACCGAAACGCCGATGTATGTCAATCGCGGTGGTCGCCTGACTATTCTGCAGGAAGACCAGGGACAATTACTGACTCTTGCCGGTGAACCTGACGGAAAACTCCGCGCAGCAGGTCATTAATATCGTTCTTAATTAACTGATTATTTATCTCATCACTGAATATCTTAATATAGTGAGGACTTATTATGTCTCAGAACTTAGACGCAACCGCAATTAATCAAATCCATGCCCTTATTTCTGCTCAGGGTGTTAATGAAATTATCAGTAAGATTGGTGCCGATGCTGTGGCATTGCCTGAGAATTTCCGCATTCATGATCTGGAAAAATTTAATTTAAATCGCTTCCGTTTCCGTGGTGCGCTTTCCACTGCCTGCATCGATGACTTTACCCGTTATTCTAAAGATCTTGCAGATGAAGGCACCCGCTGCTTTATCGATGCCGATAATATGCGAGCCGTCAGTGTGCTTAACCTGGGTACTATTGATGAACCAGGTCACGCAGATAACACCGCCACTCTCAAACTGAAAAAGACAGCACCGTTTTCTGCTCTGTTGTCTGTTAATGGCGAGCGTAACTCCCAGAAGTCACTGGCAGAATGGATTGAAGACTGGGCCGACTACCTTGTGGGCTTTGATGCTAATGGTGACACCATTCAGGCAACCAAAGCGGCTGCGGCAGTCCGTAAAATCACAATTGAAGCAAACCAGACCGCTTATTTTGAAGACAATGACTTCAGCGGCAAACGCTCCCTGATGGAGTCTGTCGAAGAGAAAACCAAAGACATTATGCCAGTGGCATTTGAATTTAAATGCGTTCCGTTTGAAGGCCTGAAAGAACGTCCGTTTAAATTACGCCTCAGCATTATCACTGGCGATCGTCCTGTACTGGTTCTGCGCATTATTCAGCTGGAAGCGATGCAGGAAGAAATGGCTAACGAATTTCGTGATCTGCTTGTTGAGAAATTCAAAGACAGCAAAGTAGAAACCTTTATTGGTACTTTCACCGCCTGATTTCATTACTGCAAATGCCCCTGCGGGGGCATTTATGGAAACGTAATTAACTCAATAATCACCGGATGGTGAGAGCTTCCTTTTAGCAGAATTCAGCGCGGTGCAGCGCATATAAAGTGGAGAACGAAATGTCATTTATTAAAACTTTTTCCGGGAAGCATTTTTATTATGACAAGATAAATAAAGACGACATCGTGATTAACGATATCGCAGTTTCCCTTTCAAATATCTGTCGCTTTGCAGGACATCTTTCACACTTCTACAGTGTCGCCCAGCATGCGGTGCTTTGCAGCCAGCTGGTGCCGCAGGAATTTGCTTTTGAAGCGTTAATGCATGATGCAACAGAAGCATATTGCCAGGACATCCCCGCGCCACTGAAACGACTTCTTCCTGACTATAAACGGATGGAAGAAAAAATAGACGCCGTAATCCGTGAGAAATACGGGTTACCTCCTGTTATGAGCACGCCAGTGAAATATGCCGATCTCATTATGCTGGCAACCGAACGCCGTGATCTCGGGCTTGATGATGGCTCTTTCTGGCCTGTTCTGGAAGGTATCCCGGCAACAGAGATGTTCAAAGTTATTCCACTGTCGCCAGGCCATGCCTATGGGATGTTTATGGAACGTTTTAACGAGTTATCGGAGTTACGCAAATGCGCATGAATGTTTTCGAAATGGAAGGGTTTCTTCGCGGGAAATGTGTACCGCGAGATCTGAAAGTGAATGAAACAAATGCTGAGTATCTGGTGCGTAAATTCGATGAAGTACGTGCTGAGGCTCGCAACGAGGGTATTAACTATACCGCAAGCCGTCTTGCTGCTGCTTTCAATCACGGATTTATCAATAAGCCTTTGGCTGAAGTTTTCGACGTTACACGCATGATTCTGTCAGCAAAAGAAGAGTTAGCTAATGAATCGCATCCGATTGATGGCCTGTCCGGTGAATATGCAGAGAAATCCCT